TGTATTCATTTAAAGGTGAATAATCAACACCCCACAGACCATTTGGCATATTTCTTTTCAAAAAGTCAGAATAAATCTGTTCTTTTACAGATTCATCAGTTACAAAAGACTCAATAAATCGATCAACCAAAGGGATGTTATTAGAAAGTAACGGAGCCAAAATAAAGTTATCATCAGAATCAAGCACTTTAACATTTTCAATCATGTAATCCCATACATGATTTCCAATGAAACAATCTTCATCAAGTTTTACGGAATACTTAGTATCTTGGGATAAAGCATATTCAACTTTTGCCATATAGTTATATCCAGAGTTGAATAAAACTATATTAGTCTCAATACCATCAAGTCTCTCAAAATCAGCAGTATGAGTGGATAAAATATTAACTCGTATTTCTCTTTTATTTTCTTCTTTAATACGATTTAAAAAATATTTTGTTATATTCCAAAAATTAGTGGAACGGTCATGAGCAAGATAATTAATAGTAATCATAATGTACGCTTAAATGAATTTAATATTTACTGGGTATCCAATTCCCACCATGTATGTATACCCCTACTATCGGTGTCTATCCCATAACCGTCTAACAAACACTTCAATGTTGGATACTTTGTGAAATTCCAAAGACCTTCGGAAAGAGCGTGCATATGGGGGAATATAATAGAGTTTGTTGTCCTATATTCCCTAACTGTTTTAGCATTTTGAATACTATAAGTATTCTTACTTCTCATAAACGATAAACAATCTTGATCTTCATTCTGGTTTTTTGCTTTATCTAACTTATCAGTAAACTCTTGAAATGCAGTTTTTTTCCATATAGCTGGTTGAAAAATATGACTATCTTCTTTGTAAAAATAATAGTCATCATAACCAGTAAAAATACCATCCTGAGATTCAACCACACTATGATGAGCATAACTTAGCAAATAATCCCAAGAATTTTTGCTCATAAAATTATACATTTCATCTAAAATTTTTCCAGAAACTATCCCAGTAGGAATCCAGTCTTCATGTATAAAAAGAAGATATTCACAATCAATTTCTTTTAAAATAGAATTGATTCTTTTTGTCCATACAATATTATCAGTATAAGTGTGCCTAATCCAACTTTTAGGAATACCATACTTTTCAATATCATCAATTGTATTATTGTATGCAAAATGTATTTCAATATCTTTTACATGTTCGTTTATCTGCCCAATGAGAGCACTCCAAATAAATGAACAATCAGAATGTGTGTAAATGAATAAGGGAATTTTAGATTTCATAGTCTTTTGAGATCAATGTGCGAAGCATAAAATTTTTCTATCGGGAATTGCCAATTTGTATTATGTGGAAAAGTTCCCGATAGTCCTAATGGACTTTCATTATAAAGAACATCTCCATATAAAGAGCATTCTTTTAAATCATATCCCTGTTCTTCTAAAAAAAATCCATAACAACCTTCACAATATCCCGTTTCCTCTTTATTAGATGGTAAAAATTTATCTGCTCCCATATCAAGCATTTTTTTCATTACTTTATTTTTACAAAAAAATATAGGACCATAACACCCAAGACCGGAAAAAACGTATTCATAGTTTGAGTTTAAATTTATATTTTCACCCCATGAATTAAAGTTTCCTATTGTTCTATCAAAATAACATAAAATTGTTAAATCTTTTTTCTTTAAGTAATCCATATTATCTTTTACCACCATAGAGTCGTGTAAAAAATAATAAAATTCCTCATCAGGATACTTTTTATAAGTATGCCAATATGCACCAATCATCCAATTGTGATTTTTAACATCTTCAACAATCACATCATACTTACTTAAACTAGAAAAATAAGTTTTGTCATTTGAATCACTATCAACAACAACTATTTTTTCAACAGGATGATGTTTTCTTATAGATTCAACTAATTCAATGATAAATGGAAACTTTTGATTATACTTACAAGGAATTACAAACATATTTCTTCAATTAACTTTTAATTAAAAATAATAGATCGTCCCATCTCCCCTTTTTATCACGAAGATCAATACATTCAACAACATATTCAATGTCATTATCAATAGATTGGCATACTTTTTCAGATTTATCAATCAACAAATCAAACCATTCAATACTCTGCACATCTTCAATTACAAAAAGTCCATTTTGCTTTAATTTCGGCAAATATAATTCTAAAGATTTTAGTTGACTTTCCAATGTATGCGGTCCATCATCAATAATAATATCAAATTCTCCTATGTTTTCAGAAAACTTTTCATCATAAGCATCGCCAAAATGCATAGTTACGCCAGCAATATCCCTATATTTTTTATCTATTTTTTCATCAGAAATATCAACGCCAATAATAGATTTAGAATTTAAAAAATATTCTTTCCATAATTTTAAAGAACCACCAGTTTCTATTCCAATTTCTAATAAATCAATTTCCTTTTCTCTATAAGTTTTAAATTCTTTTTCATATACATTTTCAATATAACTATGGCAAGTATTTTTATCAGTTCCTCCTTTATCATAACCTTCATTAAAAAAATCAGAATCTAAATTAAATTCTTTCAAAATATCAATCAATTTCATTTTTTTATATTTTAATATTTCATATCTATGTAGATGTCTTTCATATACGTTTATATTAGAATTCCAAAGACTTTTCAAATTACCACCACCCATGCCAATCCAAAATTCGCAGTTATGGCGTATAGAAAGTATGGGGGGAGTTTTGGGAAATTTAATTTCATCAATGGTGGGAAGTTTTTTAATATAAGAAGAATTTGCCCACCAAAAATTTCCAGAATAATGAATAGTAGGTTCATTAACCAAATCAACTCCACAAGAATCATATTCTTCCAATGTATCAAAACACTTTTGATATTGATTAACATTAAAATAAGTCATATATTGACGCCAATCATCTATACAAGGATTATCTGGGGTTGTTACTCCTTTTGTATGCACATATAAAATTTTACAATTTTCATCTATTGAATCTGAAAATGTTTTAATTAAATTTAAAGTAAAAAATTCTCCAGTTTCAACATAAAGATGTTTATGAATTTTAATCTTGCTGTGTGGTTGAACGGTCAATTCACCCCCTCCAACCACAGAAAGATTTAACAAATTAACTTTATCCATCAATCCAGATTGTATTATTTCAGAATAAATTTCATCAAAAATTTCTTGATATTTTCCAATCGTTGCTATGTGAAAATATATTACACTTGGAATGACATTTTCCATAAGTATTTTTTTAAATTATAATCCAATCTGGAAGATAAAGATTGCTGAGATCTTTAGAAGCATCTGGTCCAGCAAACCAAATACTTGGGGCAACTGTTTTTTTACTCTTTGCCAACCAAGAACCCCACCAAGAGAATGAAGAATTAGCAATAATGTGATATGCGCAAAGAGATTGGAGACAAAGATCAACGCCTGTGCTGTTTCCTTCTGCAAAGATAAAACGATCTCCCTGAAAAACTTCTTGCTCCTTACACCACTCAATATCATCAGAAAAGATCATAACTGGAATGTCTTCTGGCATATGAGACAATCCCTGAGCATAATATTCAAGAGTTTGAACTGGATGATGTGGATATTGTAAATAATCACCCCTACGAAGGTGAATGGCAATTACTTCAATATCACCAAAGTTAGACTTAAATGCCTCTTCAGTTGGTTGTTTAATATCATCAACAAATGTGAACGCCTCACGAATTTTATTTTCAATATGCTTAAAATATTTTTCAGTCTGAAAATATCCATAAAGGCTAATATTATCTGGACAATTTTCCCAAAGATTTCGATCTAATCCAAAAGTTGACTCTTGAATTCTTGGGAAATTAGTAACTTTTCTTATAGCATCAGGAATGTTAAAACACTCAAATAATGTAATATCTGAATTTGCACAGTTAATATCGCGTGTTGCGACAACTTGTCTTGGAGGAAGACAATACTCATAACTATGCTTTGCAGCAAGACCACGAAGGGCAGCATATTGAAACATCTGGTTTCCAAGTCTACCCAAATTTCCCAGATCATCATTTGCAATCATATTTTTTCCACAATTAAGTATCCCATATAATTATACAAAAAAAGGAGAGTTTATGCAACTCTCCTTAGGTCTTTCAGGCTCGCCACTTGCCCTTTGACTGGAGGCAAGAAACCAGGCGGGAGAGAGTCCCATCCGCACCAACGTCATTTGAGAGATGCCGTAAACTCATATAGGGTCATATTTGACTCCACCACTTAGTTTTAAGAAACTAAGAAAAGTTGGGTTAACTTTGATATCTCGGTAATACCAAAGAATGCACATAAGAATAATACATCCCAAAGTTTAAGTTTAATGGCAAAAGGTACTGTTAGAAATCCTCCAATAACTTTGACCAGCAAACCATATTTAAAATCTCCCCATAACATAGTTTGATAACCAATTATAAGAAGAAGGTTCCCAAGATACCTTAGGACACTTGTTTTAGACATAAGGGGTTTGCTCCCGACCAGTGCTGTTAACGTCCATCCGTGACGATTAATCCCAATCTTCAATGTCATCAGGATCAATGTAGCAGGGTTGATTAGTCAACCATTTCGCATATTCAATATCTTCCATTGCAACAGAACATTGCATAGAATTATCAAACAAATAAACGTCATTCCACCTTTTAGAATAATAATCTTGCGTTTGAAGACGAAAATCTGGTTTTCCGTTTAGTTCAATAATTCCTTTTTCAACGAATCTAAATCCTTCTCGTTCAAGAATAACTTTGGTACTCATGCAACCTCAATAGACTCAAGATCGGCAAGAACGTATTCCATAAGCATTTCATAATCGTCAAGTGGGTCACCAGAAAATACCACTCCCTCATTTTCATAGAATCGGCGAACCTTTTTATAAAGTTTCGGACTCTTTACATCAAGGTAGATTTCCCCGTTAGCAGCGAGACGAAGAGTGCTAACATCTTTCTTGAATTTTTGGATCAGAGACATTGTTTTGTTTTGTTTGCTCTAGTATTATAAGGGGTTTAGACTTGTGTGTCAAGTGTGCCAGTTAATGAACTGGCGATCGGGGTGGAGAGGATCGAACTCCCGACTTTCTGTTCCCAAAACAGACGCGCTACCTCTGCGCTACACCCCGTTACACCGTTATTTAGTTCGGTGTATAAACATTATACCCATTATTGGAACGGTTGTCAACCCCATACCACATATAAACAACCAAACTGGACTATGTGCCAGATATTCTACAATATGAAAGATCATTTTACATATGCGTGTTCAAGTGACCAAATAATCAATAAACCTATTATACCAAAAATAGTCATTGCTGAAAATATTGTGCTACTCATATTTTCTTTTTCCATATAAAAGATTAGTTAAGAGTAATTTTAAGAAATGGAAGTAATGGTGGAATAACACCAATCAACCTTAAAAGTCCCTCAGCAAATAGAGCAAGAACCACCCAACCGACGCACATACTAATGATAGAAGCATTACGGTTGTGTCGTCGTATTGCTGCATCGATCATCTCCTTAACTTCTGAGCGTGTAATAAACTCTTCATGCTCATACATCATTTTTCATCACCAAGAAACTTTGCCAGAGGGTCTTTCCTCGTTTTGGAAATTTCAACTGCTCTCTTATAGAACATATTATCGGTGTTCCCAGAGGCTTCAAAAGTCTCCTTGATCTTCACCCAATTATCGTAGGTGTGCTGATCCATAGGGTTTTAAGTTGAATACTACTAATTATACTAGTGAGTATTTCTACTATGTCAAGTTTGTGTTGATACAAAAATATAGATTAAGAAAATCTAAAAATTTGTAATATTTGTAACAAGGAAGATCAGGGATTCGAACCCTGGAACGCTACTAACGTTAATAGTTTTCAAGACTATCGCCATCAACCACTCGGCCAATCTTCCGATAAAAGTCCTCAGCG